GATATTGCAGAAAAAACAGTTGCCGAAATGGCTCAGTTGGTAGAGCAATTCATTCGTAATGAATAGGTCCCGGGTTCGAGTCCCGGTTTCGGCTCAAGGGGGGTCAAAATGCCCCCTTTTTTTTATTTTACGCCAATAGACTATAAATCAACATCTTACAAACCTAATCGACTGATTTCCAACATGTTTAAGTAACATTTTTAATGGCTACCACCGTTACTCTGCGTTACTTATCGTTACATTGTTGAACCAAGTGTGATACCAATTTGTTTCTGGTATCACAGCTGGTATCACACTTGGTATCACATTTACCGTAATTAACAAATTATAAATTAAAAAAGAAACAGTATGGAAACATGGAAAATCAAGCCGGTATTCGACAGAAAAAAGAAAGCAACACCGGAGAAATCAGCTAAGGTTGAAATTGAAATTCAATTCTCGCGTACAGAAAGAAAATGGATCTCAACAGACATTGAACTGTATTCAAACCAATGGGATGGAGAATTCGTTGTACGACACGCCAAATTTAAAGAATTAAATAGGGCAATAACAAAGCATATTAAAAAATTTGAGGACATTATCAAAAATATCAGAAGAGAAGGAAAAGACATCAATCTAAAAAACTTTAATATTTTTTATAACGAAAAACACGTAAAGTCTAAATCGTCATTTTTAGATTTCGCTTATGACGAGTTACAAAGAAGGGATCTTAAATGGTCAACCAAACGAGCGCACCTTATAGCACTGGAAGCTCTAAAACGCTCCGGAGTAATTAAAACATTTGACGATATCACTCCTGAAAATATAGCTTTATTTGACAGGTTTATAAGAAGAGAAGATCCAACAAGAGGACAGACAACAATACATGGATACCATAAGAGAATAAAACCTTATATTAATGAAGCGCTTCGGCTTGGACTTATCGAGGACACACCTTACAGGGTATTCAAAGATAAACATGGTAGATATAAAACAAGACAGCCTCTCACAATGGACGAACTGCAATCTATCCGCAATATAGAGTTGAATGATCGACAATTACAAAAAGTACGTGACCAGTTTATATTTCAATGCTATACCGGCTTATCATGGGTTGACTTATACATGTTTGATTATGACAGATGTACTGTAGAACATAACGGAGTTGCATATATAGACGGAGAACGTATCAAGACCGGAACCAAATTTTACACGCCTATACTTACTCCAGCAATGGAAATACTAAAAAAATACGATTATAAATTTACAGTCCCTACTGTACAGTCATTTAACAGAAGCCTTAAAATCATAGCTGAACTTATCGGCTTAAAAAAGCCATTAACCAGCCACATAGCCCGGCATACATTCGCTACCACTGTTGTTTTAGCAAATGACGTACCTATCGAAACGTTGTCTAAAATGCTAGGGCACACAAAGGTTTCAGTCACACAAGTTTATGCAAAAATTCTAAATAGTTCAGTAGAAAAACATGCGGAAAAATTAAACAGTATTATATAAATCCATCCGTTGTGCTTATGAGTTATCGCTTTTAGTTCATAGGCACAACGATATCCCCCTTGCCAACACGGCAAGAGGTATCAGCCTGTATATCCACCTCTCTATACGTTCCATCGCATCACAGCAAGTAAACGACAGAAATACCAGTGAGGCACATCATCAGCATGTTCAAGCAATATGTTCAACTTATCTTCTTTCATTTTTAAACATAAAAAAAGCGGTAAAACCGTTGGGAATTACCGCTTTGAAATCTCTATAAAGAATAAATATCCTTGCATTAGGTATACCTACAATCATTGAAGGGTAAACTTGTGGCAAGGACGTAGACTTAAATTGTTGCCAAGAAAGAGGACAAACTACTCATGTCTTCGAACTCTTTTATTTCAGATTCACTTTGTCTGAAAACTCTTTTTGAATTACGACCGTTTGTTACAGCCTCCAACATGGATTTTACAAAATTAGACATGTTTACCAAAGAAACATTCTTATTTTCTTCCATCACATTATATAACTCATCCGTGAAGGAACGAGACACAAATATCACTCCAGAGAAATCTAATATAACGTCCTCTTTAATGCCATCAATGGCAGATCTTATAATATCCGCATTAGCTCTTGAACGGATATCCGTACTAATCAAATCCGCAATTTTTAACATCGTATTCATATATTTATTTTTATCGAGTGTATTTATTATAGTCAAAGTCCAATGGGACCTTAACCGGAATTCTCATTAGAATTATTGTTCCATCCCAATATATAGAATTGGGAAGCTTAACAAATACAGAACCGGAGCTGTCATGCCTATGAAACGCACCTCCGGACAACATGAAAAATGAGCCATGAAGCCCATCAGAAAGCATTTCTTTGGATGAAGATATACCGTATCCTCTATTTTCTGCATTAGGCAAGTTCTTTGTAGACTTCCCCTCATTTGCCAACCTTAACGCTTCGGCATCATTCCCATTAATCTCATCCAAAAATTTTTGGGCCTTTACATAACTTCCCAGCACGGTTATTCCATCGTCAGCCAAGACCAAATCTATACAATCCTCTTTCTTTAAATACTGGGAAAAGATATAACCATGCTTGCCTTGAGAATGTTCGTTCATGTTATCAATCAATTCTCCTAAAAGATATGAAAGAGGAGTAACGATACGATAATCAGCTCCACTTTGTGTCTTTATAATTCTTTGAAGAATGCTTTGTAAATCGTCAATATTACTTTTGTGCAAATCAAACTGACATACTGGCAAATATGTTTTAGAGATATATGGCTCCAAAACCTCTTTCATGTTGGATCCGGCATCCACAAGTAATGGGTTCTCAAAATAAACCAAGTCCAAATAGCCAGTGATACGTATCGGTCTGTTTATGCATATCACATTCTTCTCACACCTTTGCTTATATATAACAAGCGGAGCGAGAAAAAACGGATGAAAAAAAGAAGTGTTACTTAAATCCCAGCATAAATCATTCATGCAACAATTGTCAGTCTGTTGTATGACTTGAAACAGATGATTAAATGCGCTTCCTATTCTTTCATCTCTATCCACGTTTGGTATATAAATCACCTTCTTCATGATGCAAATTAAGTGATAAGTCTACATATTTGCAAATCATATCCCTTATTATTTTTAGCAGTAGTTCCCAAAAGTCAAAGAACGCTTCTGTTCGATTATTATTTTTCCAATCCTTTTCTGCAATGTTCACATAAGAACTTTTTGGCTACAGGGAACATCTTTTGACCGACATATCCACTGAGATATTGCGCTTCCTCTCCATAAGGATCAATCCCGAAAGCCTTGGAGATATGCCGGCACAAATGACCTTTTTCGTGGTCCCACGAATTTTGAAACTCTTCGGGGGTAGAAGTCAAAGAGATCACCATTACCGTCTCTCTTCTCCTGTAGTCCGAATAGGTTAGACCGGTATTCATTCTGCCTTCAGTCAGATTGCGATACGCACGCTTGAGGGAATCCCCCCTGCATCCTATACGGTACAGGTCCATAATGATCCGATCCGCCCAATAGGTGTGTACCGCATAATACACTTTGACGTGCCAGTCCCCATATTTTGGTATGTAGAACTCCTGAACAATCATATCACATCCGACCAGATTACAGGAATCCCTTTACCTATACAAGTGGCAAAGAACTCGTCAAACGCCCTGCAAGGATCGCCATCAATATCATCAAGGTAGCATTTTATATGCTTGCACAAATGTGCCTCGTCAACCAATGATTTTTTATAGAAATCCGCTTTCAGCATGTTTGCGACATAAGCAACGTCATAACCCTTGTCGTGCTCAATGGTAATTCCGTTCGCTTTCAGCATATCGTCCACTTCATCTTTGCTCCACGGCTCCAGCTTTTTCTCTTTGCCCGTGGCTTCGTCTTTCACCTTCATTTTTGAAACGGCCCATTCATAAAGTTTCTTGCTGAAATGGAATCCATACGATTCCAAGTAAAGTTTCATTCCTGATGGGAATTTGCTATATGTATCCAATCTCTGTTCCATAACTTAACTTTAATTTAAAAAGAGGGGCATTCCACCCCTCCACCATTAATAAAACTCACCGTTAGCGCGTCTGCGTCTGCGTTCGCCCATGTCATCCATACGCGGATATTCAGGAAAGTATCCGGGGTATCTGCGTTCATCCATGCCGGATGAGCTTCCACCACCTGAATAACTTCTCCCACCATCACGGAAACCCATTTCTCCGCGCATTTCTCTCATGGCTTTTTCGTAACCTTTGCGGCAGCCTTCCTTATAGGCTTCCTCCACCTCGTCACCTCTCATACCGAAGCCGCGTCCGTAATCGTCACGCCCTTCTTCTAATATTTCCCACATTCCCATAATCATTTCTTTGTTTTGGATGTTTCAACCACTCCGAGCTGTTCCATGAGCCGTTTGTTCAAATCCATAAGGTCAGACATATTCTTGCTCATTTCCGCCATTTGCCCTTTCAGAGAGGATATTTCCTGCTCCTGACGTTGTTTCTCGGCAAATTCAGGGTTCAAGAGCGTAAGCATCTTGTCACACCCTGCAATGACGGAATTGTGGAAGTCCATGCTGTTGATGATGTCTATGCTTTTCTGTTTCATAGAAGCGACCTCGTTATTCATAGCATCACGCGAGCATGACACTACGATATTCCCGTTCTGTCCGAAGTCGGCTATATCCATGCCGGCAGGAAGATTTTGGAATGTCGTGTTCTGCCCGTTGATGCAGACAACAACATCCACAACCATTTCCATTTGGGGCAACTGTCCCATAGGGGATGCCATAGGATATTTCGGCTTGGGAGCGGAAACGCTGACCACCGGACCGTATTCGATAAACGGGTTAGCATCCTTATGAAGTATATACAATTGGTTATTGGTACGAAGTGATTGAAACATGATTGTTTAATTTTAAGGAGTGTGGTTATTCCCATTTTGGGAACCACCACAAAACTCCATGTTAATTATTACTTGCTCCGTAAAGAAGCGGTTTCTACTGTAGGAGCCGGAGCCGTTGTCGGTCTGTACCCTCCATTAACAAGATACAATTCGTTGGTGTACTTGTTATAATGAATCTCATAGATGCCGGTTCCAGCCAAGTTTGCAACAGTCACAGGCTCATTGTTATAAGCCATCAACGGTCTTGTGTCCCCATTAGTTCCTATCAATATCGGAAGTGTAGCAGTCGTACCGGCAGGTATAGCTTGTCGGAGACTGATATAGAATCCCCCAACATAATCCCTGTTACGGAACGCATGGTTAGGGAGTTCAAGAGTAACATTCTCCGTACCGACTGTCACAGCCACCGTAGGAAGAGTATTGAAGTTTGCTCTTCCGATTGATGGGAATGGGAATCCTGTAAAAAAGTTAGGCCACATATCTACCTCCTTTCTTACCGGATTAACCCCAGTAGTTGTTGCAACCACATCCACTACGTCCGTATACAGCGTCACCCATATATGCACCGTAGGCGGCTGCACGGAAACAATCTGTATTAATAGCGGTTAAATTGGGGTATTGAACACTCACAGTATTGGGGAGCTTGCATTTGATTCCATCAACATCGCTTTGTAATGCCTGCAATCCGGCTGCCAAAGGAGCAATCTGTTGTCCTACTGCACTCAGGATAGTGGCGTTCTGATTACGCTGGGATATTTCGGCTGTTAAAGTAGCCTTTTCCGCAGTAAGAGATGCGATCTTGTCCTGCAATGCCTGATTTTGAATTGCATCAAGTTTGGCAAGGATAGCATTCGTGTTGGCAGTAGCACCGTCACGCAATGACAATGTGTTTTGGTTAGCAGTGTTGATTAATGCGTTAGTTTGGTTGCACATTGCAAGCTGACTCTCGTATCCTTGTGTGGTTACAAGCTGTTTCATATCGCAGCAACAGCTACAGATCTGAGATGTCAGAGCGTTGTTACCTTGCATAATCGCAGTCAGGATACTGTTGGTGTTCTGACCCATTTGGTTACCGAGACCGCAGATTGCCTGTGATACAGAGTTAATACCGGCAAGGATTTGGTCTGAAGAGGTGTTAACAGCTTGGGCTAATGATGCAATGTCCACACCGTTCCGGTTAAGTGTCTGCATGATCATTTCTCTTCCTTCATCGGCACCCTTATTGTTGTTGCCACCGAATCCAAAGTTTCCGTTACCGAAGATGGCTGCAATCACAATCAATGCAATGATGTCCTGAAAACCTCCATTGTTTCCGAAAAAGCCGCCGTTTCCATTTCCTCCCATCAGCCCCATCAGATAGCCTGTGTCAATTCCACGGCTCTGCAAGGACGGAAGAATGGACGCAAGCAGACCATTGTTTGCTCCGGTTCCACCGTCTTGGTTAAAAACATAAGTTCGTTCCATAAGTATTTGTATTTTGTATCCCGGTCAAAATCGACCGTTCACAAAAGTATATATATCATATCTCATGAGGAATCAGTTGTTTCCCAACAAATTCTTTATATTATCCCAATATATTCTCATCATTTTTTCACTTTTTAGACGTATATGAAAATTTGATATCATATAGTTCACTGAACGCTTAGTTTTATGAATGAGAGAAGAAATCTGAGATGGATAAAATCCTTTTTCGTATAGAATATATACAAGGATATATCTAGCGTTAACAATCTCTGTGACACGGTTGTCACTTACTATTAATTCGGTAGGTATTTCTGTTCCTTTAGAAACAAGAGCTATTATTTTGGCAAAAATTTCAGACTTACACATTGTGGTTTAAATTTTTGTTGTATTTTTGCCTTGCCAATCAAATACAATCATGACAAAAGCATACGTAGGAAATAAGTAAGGATATTACTACCCCTGACACTTACCTATGTATGCTTTTGTATGCTTTAAAGTTTGATTGGCGTTAAACTTCAAGTGTCGGGGGTTATTTTAATTCTGCCCCCTGAAAGAATTACTTTTATCAAATGAGTTTTTCTATTATATGCCACACTTCTACCTGTGGCGAATAATACTTGATGTTGCTATCTCATCTTTTTACCTCCTTTCTGTTGATTACCATATTCTATAACTTATTCCTGCGATAACCGCAGGAGAAAAGCCATCCTTACCAAATCCATAACCGGCTGTTATTCCCAGTCCCCATCTTCTGGGTTTTATCTTCACCGTGTGATGGATATCGTTTGTTACTGTCTGTGTTTTAGAGCAAACATAGATACTATCTAGGTTAGGTCTGTAACCACTCACATAAGCGATGTAATCACTATCTCTGTATATCTTCTGCTCAACAGGAAGAACAGTGTCTCCTACATGGATTGTATCACCATCATGCCAACACAGTATTGGAGAAGGAAGATAATATTTTACAGTATCTCTCTTTACAATGATACTTGTACTGAACACCGTATCCGTTCTTGCCTCTATAACTGCTTCGGGGGATGGCTTTACAAACCATCCTAAACCGAAAGCGAGTACAATTATTAATATATAAGGAAGCCATTTCATATTATTGTATTTAAATAAGTACCAATAGCAATGCTATCGTTATCGCAATCCATATATAGATCCTTTGTTTCATAAACTTAACACTTGTTTTCTATTGGCACCGTCAGCTCGATAACTGACGTGCACCCATGCAAAATTGCTTTCGTTAATCAATTGATCATAGGGCAGGTTCTTGCGGATATATTCAAACAACAACTTGTTTTGCTGACGGTCTCCAGTATCAATATCAGCAGCTTCCCCTTTCATGTGCTGCGAGGTCTTACTTCCCTTGACAGCTGCATTAAGTTTCGGGCAGCGATAACCACTGTTTACTGTTATAGGCTTTCCCCACCATGTGCGTAACGGGTCCAGTACGTTATCCACCAAGGCAGTCAGAGCAGTCACATGCTCCTGTCTGCATCTGTTGTTGATACCCAAGCGGTCAGCAGTCGTTGACTTGCAGAGTTCCGCAATTGTAAAATACTTCATTTCTTTTCCTCCTTCTTGTTTTCATTATCAAACAATATCTGAGCCATGATCTTGGCAATATCATCCTTGTTCTCGATAATCACACTCATTGTGTTTTCTGCCTTGCGCAACTCCGCTTTTTCCCATGATTTTTCACGAACTGATTTAAACTCACAGAAAATGCAGTACCCCGTCCAAATCATTGAAAAAATAGGGAAGGGGATAACTACGCAGCATAACAGGTCAATGAAGCACAATTCTATGAACGGGGTGAAATACTTCTTCGCTTTGACGGCTGTTTTCTTATACCCCGTGGATGTTCTTGCCTCTCCCCGTTGTTTGGCTTTCATAACTCCCGTAATAAGGTCCACTAACATCGCCCCCATTGTAGCCGCAATACACAAGGCTATAAGCACAATATGTATCATCATGTGCTCGTTGATAAAATTGTAGATTGCATCTCTCATTGAAAGTAAGTTTTATATAATAGATTTTACATAGCTTGTAAATCCATATTTTTTTATTATATGTGACACATCCTCATTTGTAAGATTATAAAACTCACCTTTTATTTTTTTATCTGCAAATTTGAGATGAAGTTCTTTTTCTATGTTTTTATCAAGAACAGCCAATATAGATAGATATGGATTCCCACAAGATAATGTCTGAATACGAACGGATATATCTGAAGAAGAACCTATTTTTACAAGACCTGTATTCTTGTCTTTCATAAGATATGTACTTCTATTTTTACAATTTTTGGGAGGATTACTTAATACTTCTGCCATAGTTTTAAGTATCGCATAATGCAACATCTTACAATCTCCGAATAAGTAACTATTTACAACTACAGCTTTGTCAAAATTACCAAGGAGCGCATATTCTATTAATGAATCAGCTAATTCAAGTTGCGTTAATACGCTACCGTCAGCACAAATTATACATTTTGTGTAACAATCTTCATACAACTTTATACAATCTCCTAAATCAGGATACATTGTTTCAATAAAATCCTTTAGGCTATTGGTTAAAACTTGATCATTCTGACCTTTAAAAACTAAATCTGTCATATTACCTAATTTTATGTTAACTTTTAATTACCGTCAATTACACGTTTTGGATTACCCGATTTTCAAACTAACCTTTATTTTGTATGACAAAAAAAGAGCCTGCCACGGAAACTAATCCGCAACAAGCTCTTGGCTTTATCAAATATGTAGTATGTCTTTTCGTCATAATCAATGTGGCGTGCATCTTCACACGCTTCCACAAAGATAAATATTGCTTCTCTCTTTCGCAAATAAGAATACAAAAAAAGAACGACCGCTAGCAAAAAGCACAGCAGCCGTTCAATCCACGCCCTACTCTCTATCCCATTTTCCCAAGAAGACAATAGCAAAGATATCAAACAGGTTGTATCCACATGGAAAAAAGGTTAATAAAATATATGTTGTATAATCTGTTATTTTAATTTAGATTAAACAAAAATAATATTTAAATTGTTTGTTAATAAATAAATTAATTTGTTCCTTTGTAGCAGGCAATAGCCTTCATGGTGTGAAGTTACACCATACCCACTTTTAGAACGTGATCACTGTGGAGGCAATTGCTGTATTATAACGGCGGTTGCCTTTATTGTTGAACAATGAAACAATGGTTTAAGATACCTTCTTTAAAGAAGTCGAATAAGGATATGTATAGTGATGCTACTTATCATGGTAAAGATGATGGTGGTAATTTTATTTATGTTCCTAAATGGGTGGAAAATCTGTTTTCTGACAATAGAGGGAATATAGATTTTGACATGTCGACCGTTGAAGGGAAATCAAGAGCCTTACATGAATGTTGGCCGTTTGCAATGGTTCTAGATCATTGCGGAAGAATGATGCAGAATGGGCGGTATTATGTGACGGATATTAACGGAAACGAGAAGAGGAGTTTTAAAGACATTGTGACTCTTTTGAATCGTCCGAATGTGATACAGAGTGGGCGTTCTTTTATAAAGCAGATTGAGATATCTTTGAAGTGTTTCGGATTTTGCCCTGTCTATACACTAAGAGCTTTAAAGTCTGATCTCCCTAAATCCATGATGGTAATACCTCCCGAATTATTCTACATGGAATCATTCGGTAAGGGCCCGTTTACTCAAACAGAGCTTTCTTCAATTGCTAGTAAGGTATATATACGTTGGGGAAATGAGAATATAGAACTTGGTGATGAGGAGTATTTTGTCATATACGATTCGATAATGGATATTCCAAGTAATAATGGAGGGAGAATTACCTTCCACTCCCCTGTGGACGCATTATCTACTCATACTCGAAACTATATGGCTCAACTGATAGGGAGAGGAAACCTTATTGTTAATGGAGGACCTAAAGGGATACTATACGGGAATGATACGACTGACGTAGGGAATGCAGCTATTACTCCGTCTGAATCCAAGAAATTGCAGGATGATTTCAAAAGGAAATATGGTATAGTGCATAAGTTGTATGAAATCATGGTGACTCCTAAGAAACTAGGGTGGATTACATTGGGGTCAAATACAGACCAATTGAAGCTTCATGAGGAGGATAAGGCGTGTTTGGAAGCGATAGCTCAGACGATAGGCTTTGACCCCAATCTGATTATACAAGGAAGTACTTATGATAACTCTTCTCAAGCAAAGAAAGCGGCATATCAGGATCTTATTATCCCTGACAGTGAATCTATAACAGAGGTTCTGACTAATGCTATATGTAAGGACAGGGCAATAATCAAAATGGACTTCACTCATGTCCCTTGCCTTCAAAAGGATATGAAAGAATTGGCGGATGCCTTGTCTACAGCCTCTAATGCTGTAGCTTCATTGTATAACAATCGGCTGATTACTTTTGAAGAAGCAAGAACCGAAATGTCCAATTTTACAGATATTGATCCTGATAACCCTAAGGGAGAATTTAAAAGTGAAATAAATAATGATGGAGACAAGCAAATACAAGAACAGGTTGGGGAAGCAGTATAAATCCTTAGCTTTTTATGCAAAGGAGATACAATATGATTCTGGCAGTAGAACTATCAGTGGTTATGCTGCGGTTTTCAATAACATTGATAAGTCCGGTGACATGCTCCTGAAAGGTTGTTTTTCAAAAAGCATACAGGAGAGAGGCCCGGGAAGTTCTGCTAATGATAAGATTATCATGTTGTGGATGCATGACATGCATGAGCCTATAGGACGCATTACGCTTCTGCAAGAAGATGAGAAAGGGCTTTACTTTGAAGCGTCTATTGATGATGTGGAAAGAGGAAATCAAGCGTTGAAGCAGCTTGAAAGTGGCACTTTGAACCAGTTCTCTATAGGTTATAGTTATGTATGGGAAAAATGTGAATATGACAGGGAACGTGATTGCTTGGTTGTAAAGGAAGTCATTCTGTATGAGATATCCGTAGTGTCCATAGGATGTAACGGAGAAACTGAATATCTTGGTCTGAAATCGGCAGAAGAATATGAAAGTGCGTTGGAGTCACTTCCGGTTGAAATAAGTGATGTATGTAAAGGACTTCCGATAAGAAAGAGGGAGGAAATCCAAATGTTAGTAAGAAAAGCGATGTCACTCGCTCGATACAAGCCGGCAGACAAGCCACTTGATGAAGAGGGAGCCGATGAAAAAATAAAACTATTTACAAAACCTTTAAAACTTAAAGAAGCATGAAATTTGACTTTTTAAGCAAAATTGATTTGTCGGTAATGGATGAGGTTTCCGTGAAGTCATTACAGGCGTTGCAGGACGCAATAAACGCTACTGTAGGCGATTTCATGGACGATACTATCGACAAAAAAACTTTTGAGGATAAATTAAATGAGGTTTCTCAAAAGATAGATTCCGAAAAGGAATTGGATACAGTGCGTAAGGAACTTGGTGAGATGAAAGAGATAATCGTTCGCATGAAAGGTGCAATGCATAAGAATGAAGACGGGCAAATGGTGTTCAAGTCTGTAGACCAGCAGATTGAAGAGCAATTGAAGGATTTCATCACAGTAGGCAAGCACGGAGAGAAAACTGTGGACTTGAAAACGGCTTGTAAGCAGTCCCCCGGTTTTAAGAAAAGCCTTACGCTTATTATAAACAAGAAGGAGGTTGATCCCTTGAAGAGTACGGGTGTGGCACCACATTATAACATGACAATTGATAGTCAGTTATCTGTTGATCCACGTTCCCAGACTGTAATCCGTAAATTTGCCAATGTGGCAGCAATATCTACACGATCATTGACTTATGCGGAGTTCAATCCGGGTGAAGAAGAAGCCGAATGGGTTCCAGAAGGCGGTCTTAAGCCTATGATGAGCGGTACATTGGCAGAAGTTACTATCAATGCTGGCAAAGTGGCTCTTGGCACAAAAGTAACCGAAGAAACATTATCTGATTTGCCTCAGTTGGTTGCGGAGGTTAGGGCTGAGATTATCAATCGTATTGGTTTGAAAGAAGAAGAAGGTATTCTGTCTGGTACTGGTTCCGGCGGTCAGATTAAAGGGATTGGGAATGATATACCTACATTCTCTTTGACAGCTCTGAAAGTAGAGAAACCCAACACTTATGATGTTATTGTTGGTATGTATACACAGATTGTATCAATGTCCAATATGGCTTATCGTCCAAACCTTGTGCTTATGCATCCTCTTGACTATGCACAGATGCAGTTGACTAAGGATGTTAATGGACAATATCTCCGTCCTTTCCGTATTGGTGATGAACTGATTCAAGGTTTGAAAGTGGAAACCAGCACTGCAATCAAACAAGGTGATATTTGGGTTGGCGATTTTAACTATCTTAACATCCGTGATGTATGGGTTCTTACCATTACACTTGGATGGGAAAATGATGATTTCACTAAAAATATGGTGACTATCCTTGGTGAAAAACGTCTTATGGTGTATATTAAAAAGCAATATAAAACTGCATTTGTCAAGGATAAGATTGCGACCGTTATTGAAGCTATAACCCCTGCCGGTATTGGCGGATAAATTTATTAAACATTATGAAAGTAAATTTGACTAAAACTTATGAGGTTGAGTTCGCAAAGGACGGGGCCGTTTATAAAAAAGGTGATAAAGTAAGTGTTAATATGTTACTTGCAGGTAAGTTCTTCCAAGATGGACGTGTTGCCACTGTTCCTTCGGAATTGATGGAAGACGCTAAGAAAATCGGTGCTGAAGATTTGTTCAATAAAAAGAAGAACCTCAAAGATATTGTGTAATGTTGGTGGATTATACTTTTTTCCAAGGTGGTATTCTTGATATCGAAGGTGCAGTATTGAATATACATACTCCTTCTGAGACTAATAAGGCAATTGTTGACAGCCTTCAAGGCTTTGTAATGCAATATGAGCCGGAATATTTAGAGAAGCTCCTAGGGGAAAAGTTGTATAAGGAATTCTCATCCTATATTTCCAACGATGGAAAAACTAAGGAAAAAAGATGGGATGATCTTATAGCGCATCTTGTCATGAAATATAGTGATGGCGATAGGGAGATTTCCAAATCCCCCATCGCCAACTATATATACTTCCATTACTTGAGACATAATCACACTCAGGCGACTATTACAGGAGTGAAGGCTGATGGAGATGATGGCCGTCTTGTAAGTCCCGAAAGGAAAATGATGTTTGCATGGAACGACATGGTAAGAATGAATATCAGACTTGTGAGATGGCTTCAAGGCAATAATGCGGACTATCCGGATATCGCCACCGATTTCGAATTGATGGAAACAATTAATTCCTTTGGGTTATGATAATTGATATAATATCAGATGTATGTGCTTCCTTGTCAAAAAGAATGGATCAACAGATAAATTACATATATGGTGACAGTTCTTATATAAGGGAAACACTTCTTCTTCTTGGGAAAAGCAGGGTGACAGCATCGGGAAAATTCCCAATGATAGGGCTGTATGTTCCCTTAGACGAGGAAAGGGATAGTGAGAATTATTTTTGTAAGGCATCTGTAAACATAATAATCGCTACCAATACACTGGAAAAGTATACAAATGAACAACGTCGTGAGATATCTTTTGAAGGTATTCTTCGACCTTTGTATTACGGATTCATAGAAGAGTTAAAAAAATGTGATAAATTTGATTTCGGTTACTCCGGTATTGTAAGCCATACATATTCAGAAAATTATAGTTTTGGAAGACGTGGCGCTGTTGATGTTGACGGTAAGGAAGTTGGCGAAAAGATAGATGCTATTGAAATAAAGAATTTGGATTTAACAGTTAAAAATCAGAATTGTTATGCGAACAGATATTAGAGAGTGCGGCAGCACGTCCGGATTTAATACTGGAATGAGTTACTGCCCCCTGCAACCGGACAAGGTCGCAGGTGTTATATTGGTCATTCATGGCAAAAAACTGCCCAAGGAATTGACTGCTGATGCTTTGGAGGAAGCCTGTCATGCTGATTATCCGGACAGAATTTATCCTATTACAGGATTTTCGGAATACGCGGTAAGCGGCGGTGAACCCAATACAACAGAAAATGGTTATGCCGGGTCGGAAATAACGGGCTATTCGGCAAGGACGGATACATTCACGTTGCGTAAGTTTAATCTAGCTTTACAAGCTAATCTTGTAGCCAACAAGGATACATTGTTTGATATGTATGTTTTTGACAAGAATAATGTAATCTACGGAGAAGATGACGGAACAGATGAACTTGCAGGTTTTGCATTATCTGGTGTTTACCCTACAGGACAGGCTTATGATTCAAGCGGTCAGAAGGCTTATCTTGCGTTTAATGCGATGTATTCCGATGCCGAGAAGATGATGAAAAACATGTCTGTAAAGCAAGCGGGTGTCAATTTGGAAAATGTTCTCAAGGGATTGAATTACGTTGAGTTTGTCAAAATGACATCTCCTGAAAATACATATAAGCTCGTGGATCATTATGACCGCACGGATCTTACTGCATATTATGGATCTATATTGTCTGAGAAGGCTTCAACGGTCGTTTCTGGTGCATCAGCACTGGAATACAGTAACGGTGTGCTTACAGCGACAGGAGGTGTGCCGGTGCTTAAATCTCCTTCTATTCTACAGACTAATGGGGTCATTGGAATTGAACAATGGGTATAATGAGAATTAATGGAGTTACATTTATAGAATCCGAAGTGGTTAAGCTTTCATTGGATGAGTTTGTCGCTCAGAATATAGATGTATTCTGGAAGGACATTTCTAGAGAAAGGCGGAAATCAAGGCTGGTTTCCGTATATAATAGGATTATCAATAACAGTAATTTAGGAGGCGGGGGAGATTGATCCCCCGTTTTTGCTATGACATTGGAGGAATACGCGAGATGTTGGAAGAAATTGGCTGATGGCATTCAGCCAATGATAAGGGATAAGATGGAAAGGGATGTTCCTCAGTTTGAGGAATATATACGAGAACAGCTATATAGTGGTGTTGATGGCGATGAAAGTCCTTTAATTCCCGGATATACAGAGGACCCATACTTTAAAAAAGCTTATGGAGAGCATTGGAGGAAAAATGCCGAACGCTATAAGAATTGGAAGACAAAGATACAGAAACCAAAGCCTTCATATTTGGGTTTTTCTGCAAGAGGAAATAATACTCCAAACCTTATCATACGTGGAGATTTTTATAGTTCCATCACGGCAATACCAATATCAGATGGTATAAGGATTGCCAGCTATGGCGTTTCTTTTGGTTCTGATATTGAGAAGAAATATGGTTATAAAATTTTCAAGGTAAGCTCCAAAGCAAGGAGGCATTATGTTACGTACAGGCTTATGCCCTCTATTGAGAAATTTATAAGGAGGTGCGAATTATGAAAAACTGCTTGTGCCAAGGGAATAAGTCAATGAGGGAGATGGAACATATGCGTTCAATCGCAGAGAAGGCTGCTGTTATGGATGAATGTGTTTATATATTATACAAGGTTGGAGATGTGTATAAATTCTGTCGTGAAGGTGAAAACTGGTCAGGCGAGTTTATTGAATTCATATTTCCGTGAAATGATAGCGGACATCCGGAAGGATTACCACTATCTATGTAAAGGACGGATCTACAAAATATCGTTTTCTCCTTTTTCAATATTGGCTCTTATTTGCCTTAGAAGCAAGAATGATCCTTCCATTTTGTAATTCCCTAAATTTTGTTTCGCCTGCATGATGCAGCTTTCGATAGTAAGGGCTAAATCGGGAGTGAACGCGGATTTATTAATTTGCATTGTTTGGGGGAGTTGGTTAGCATGATCATTAAACCATGCAATCATTTCATTCAATTCTTCCTCTGTGTAACTTTGTCTTTTTTCGGCCATATTATATTTCCCGTGATTAATGATGTTTATATATAAATATTTTATGCAAAAAAAGATATTTATTTTTTAATTGAAAAACAAAACTATCATTTATGTTATAATTTAGATTTTGTCTAAATTATAGTATAAAAACGCCATATCATTAATTACCATGCGTTACTCTGTATTACTGTACATTACGATCCGCTTTAGATCGTTTTGTGTTGATTTATAATGTGTTGTATAATGTAAAAACATCATTTACCTTTGTAGCCGTTGCAAGTAGAGAGGCAACAGACACATGATTAAACAATCGCTCAAACGTGAGCCTTCTTTATATTTGGAAATCCGTTGCCTCTCTACTTTAGCAACGGATTTTTTCTTTCCTATAAGTTAGATTAAATCCATACAATCGGTTCTATCAGTGCCCACCGAGCGGAACTTTGACAAAAACCAATGACAGCCGTGAGATAAAAAGGCTCTTCTGTTTTATACTGTATGTCTTTTATTGGCAAGACCTGCTCTGTTCCCATCACCTAACAACAGGCGCCCAAGCGTTGTATTACGATAACCAATAAGAGATGAAGCAAAGATGTTGGAGAAGCATCCAGTATTAAAGCAACAAAATGAATAATTGAAGTTTAACAATGTTCATCCGCCTCCTAATAATTATCTTGGGAGAAAGGGTGAGGTATAAAATTAACCAATATGACAGAACTTGTATTCAAAGGTCATAATGACCAAGTTTTAACTAACAGCCTATTGGTGGCTGAAAAGTTTGGAAAAGAACATAAGCATGTCTTAGATGCTATAAGAGAGCTTATACAGGGGTGTGCCGAAACTTCGGCTGACCCTATGTTTGTTGAAGCTATAACGAATAATAAGAGCGAACTTTAATATTATTATATGGATAATTCGATTAAGATATTTAAGAATGATGTATTTGGCGAAGTACGAGTAGCTGGAACAAGTGAAGAACCGCTTTTCTGCTTAGCTGATGTTTGCAATGCAGTTGAGTTGAGTAATCCTTCATCAGTAAAAACAAGATTAAACGATGAAGATTTGCAACTGCTTGATTTACACGCCCTAAATCCTGATTTATACGTGAATGGGAATTCATTTGCTACGTTTATAACAGAATCAGCCTTCTATGACGTTCTTCTTTTTAGTTCTAGCAAGAAAGTAAAACCCTATAGAAGATGGGTTACACATGAAATATTGCCCTCCATTCGTAAGTACGGTGCGTATATGACGTCCGATACTATAGAAAAGGCTCTTACATCTCCCGACTTTCTGATTCAACTTGCTACTACTCTGAAAGAAGAAAAACAGAAACGGATTGAAGCAGAAAAGAAGGTGGAAGAACAAGCCCCAAAAGTTCTGTTTGCTGATGCTGTAATAGGAAGTCGTTCTTCATGTCTTATAGGTGAACTGGCTAAGATAATATCTCAAAATGGATTCCATGTTGGTCAGAACAGGCTGTTTGAGTGGCTTCGCAATAATCATTATTTAGGAAGTGTTGGTGAACGTAGAAATATACCTAATCAGCAATATGTTGAACAAGGTCTGTTTGAATTGAAGAAAGGTACACGATCCGGCAATGATGGAGTGTTGCGTACTACTATAACAACCAAAGTTACCGGGAAAGGTCAATCCTACTTCATAAACGGTTTCCTGACTGGCAAATTCATCATTTAACCGATTGTACAACATTTCAAAGAACGAATTATGAAAAATACATTTGAATCAGCAAGTTACATTGGATTTATATTGTCAATTGTTTAATATTCATACCATTGTGTAAGATAAAAACATCATTACCTTTGCATTTGTAACAAGTGCAAGTCGTTACTTGATGTTGATTAAATATTCTCCTATTGGAGTTTATATATGACTGTACCGTAGTAGCTTGCACCTATTACGAGACTTTTTTTTATACGATTCCAAGCGTGGATAGTATAAGGGAGGAAAGCAGGAGTGAATAATGGCACAATGAGGTTCGATTCCCCACCTGCTACAATCAGTCAAAATAAATCCCCGAAGGCGGAAGTGACTGAACCGCCAACGGGGAACAATATTAATCTTATATCGCAAAGATATGGAAAATTTTAATAAGTTAGTACCTATTGATGGGGAAAATGGCGAAAAAAGAACAATAAGTTCACTGCAAATTGCAGAAATTACAGGTAAGGCATATTGTGGCGTGTTGAAAGTCATTAGAAAGATGGATATTATGTGTGTGAAAATAACAATGAAAAATATATTTTCATTATTTGTTTGTTTGAAAAAATGTTGTAACTTTGCAGTGCTACAACTTACTATTAAATATGCCAATGGGATTTTTTATGCCCGTAAGGAAACTTATATATTGAAATATAGGCAGACAATATCCGTGTATCATCGCCCAATGGCAATGGTAGGTTGTAGCAAACTAGGATATTTGTCTGCTTTTTTATTTAATAACAAATAATTTCATTTCATGCTACAACCAAATGAAATCTATTTGAACGGGAATAATAGTACCGTACAGATTGCGTCAGCTCACGAGACGAGCGAAGTTATGGTTTATGAACATCCTTTATTCGGAAAGGTTCGTATGTTTGTTGAAAACGGTAAAAGTTGGTTTTGTGCAACAGATATTGCCACCTCTTTGCAGTATGCAAATCCAAGAAAAGCTATCATAGACCATTGTAAATCACAGGGCGTAACGCTACGTGACACCCCTACAAATAGCGGTATTCAGCAAATGAAGTTTATCAGTGAAGGTAACATCTACCGTTTGACCGCTAAAAGCCAAATGCCAAGGGCGGATGAATTTGAAAATTGGATTTTTGACGAAATCGTCCCATCGGTAGTAAACACCGGCAGCTACTCCGTACAACCTCAAACTCCTAAAACCTATCTTGAAGCCTTGGAAGCTTTGGTAGCTTCTGAAAAGGAGAAAGAACGGCTGCGCATTGAATCGGAGCAACAGAAAAAGCAAATCGAACAGAAAGATGCTAAGATAGCAAAGATACAGCCCAAAGCGGACTTCGCTGACAAAGCCTTTGCGATGGAAGGCAAATGTGATATAGGACAGGCTGCCAAGATACTCGGCTTACCATTCGGACGAAATACCTTGTTCAAGAAGCTTCGTGAAGCAGGAGTATTCTTTGCTAACAGGAATGAGCCGAAACAGAAATATATTGATGCAGGCTACTTTGAGATGAAAGAAAAGCCTATCCCAAGAGAGAATCATCCGGGCTTTGTCGTGATGGTTGTGCTATGCACACAGAAAGGGTTTGCATACATCAATCACCTGTTTGGTGGCAAACGTTCTGACGGAAAATTGATGAAAATAGCCTAATTTAAATCTTACATATTAATCAAGTCTTTCCCACCTTATTTTACGAGGTGGGCAGACTCTTTACATCCGTTAACGTTGCGATTCGCAACACAAATAAAAAGACTATGAAAACAATAGATAAACTTGAAATTATACTTCAAAAAATGGAAGAACAAAATAATAGACTTGAACAGATATACGGCAAACATCTCAAACTGATTGTATGCACTGGGAAAAGAAGTGAGAAGGTGAAATTTAAACATAAAGATTGAAACGCTATGTTTGTAATTTATTTAGACAATATTCTAAATTACAAATAAATATGTCACAATATTTTGAATTGTGTTTTAGTTTATATTATTTTGCTGAAAATAACCAATTTATTATAACTATATGAAAAAAGTATTATTAACTTTATGTATATGGTTGTACGCTATGTTGTGTATCGGACAAGGAGTGTCGCATCTTGAATTTAAGGGTATTCCAATAGATGGTAATTTACAGGAGTTTGTATCAAAGATGAAATTGGAAGGCTTTTATAGTAAGATGTATAATAATGAGGGTGTAATAATGCAGGGTGATTTCGTAGGAGAGAATAGCCATGTGTTCATTTATAGCACCACGGAAGAGAAAGTAGTGTGGAAAGTATCGGTGTATTTTGATTCATGGGATAATTGGCTGTCTTTGGAGAACCAATACTATGAGATTAAAGATATGTATACAAAGAAATATGGGAAACCAAAGAAACATTATGAATCATTTTCTAATGAAAGAGTTCCTATTGATAAAATGCGTGCAGTAAACTCCGATATCTGTGATTACGCTTCGTATTATTTCTTTCAGAATGGTGTGATAGTTGTGTCAATATCTCCTTTTGGCTGTGTGAAAGTATCGTATGAAGATGAATATAATTCATTATTAGGCAAACAAGAGGAAGAAAAATATCGAGATAATGATATTTAACTATTTAATAATATAAAAACATTATTATGAAAAAGATTTTACTTGCATTTGTATTGATTGTGTCCGTGTGTTCATGTGGAAGGGTTTATTATCAGGAAAAAAGCACACTTCTTGATTTGCGTGAGTATTCTGGGGATAATGATTTTGTGATTAACCCTACCAATATTTCCAATGGTGATTTTACTCCGCTTGGTACATTGGAATTAGCCTTTATGACTGGGAACTCTGTAAAAAAGGATATGAGAAAATATGTGGAGGAAAAGAATCTCGGATGTGGTTCATACAGATATGTCCCTACTGTCAAGAGAATGGTATCAAAAGCCGTTGAGGAAGCCAAGTCATTGGGCGCAAATGGAATTATTTCTTTTGAAATAAAACGAGTACATGATGTTAAAAAGAATAATAGTGATATGGACACATATTATGTTACAGGAATCCCGGTTATATACAAGAAATAGTTTGTGCTCCATTAATAGGAGAATGATTGTTTGTTTTTAGTGGGGAGAAGTTTTTGCTTCTCCCTTTTTTATTTCCTTATCTTCATAATATCAATAAAATTACTATCTTTGCTCTTAGAAAGTGCATGAAGTCATGCATCACCCAAAACTTACGAAAAGGCCATGGCAGGAGCAGAATTTAAAATTACTGATGCGATTGATCCTAACATCGTTAAGAAGTTAAATGAGATAAGGATTAATATTCAAACCACATCTTCCGAATATGCGAATTTCACAAAACAATTAAGTGATGGCATAAATTTTAAGCCGGGTAATCTAAAAGAATACCAGTCTAAGGTTGACAGTTATAATGCTACAATTACCAAATTATATGCTTCTCAAAATAGGTTGTCTGAATTACAGGCTAGTCAATTAAAGTTATTGACTGATATTTCCCGTAAGATAGAGCTTCTTACCAAACCATTGAATACATTGGCAGACAAGATAACGGAAGTAAAAGTAAATTTGAGAGGTGCTTCCGAAGATCTGAAAAACGTGTCACAGGATGCGGAAACTGCTTCTGTTTCATTCCAAGAGGCATCCAAGAGAATATCCATGACTGCTGCTGATTTTGATTCAATCCGTCAGACGGTAAAGGCTTTTGATGCACAAGCCTCCGAATTGAACAGTAGGTTAAGTGATAACAAAGAAACAATTTCAGCATTAAGAACATCTTTGAGGGAATTATCGAAGGAGTATAAGAAAGGTGCTATCAGCGAAGAGGAATACAAGTCCAAAAGAGATGCTACGGTATCTCAGTTACGCACGCTGACAGAGCAGAATAAACAGTATTCGGCGATATTGAGAAATCATACACAGGTAGCGATTGCCACAACAGGAAGCTATAACGAGATGAAGGCTTCAATGCTTCAGTTGGAAAAGGAATATTATAACCTTTCACAAGCTGCACGCGAGGGGGCAAAAGGTATGGATATCTTGAACAATATCGGCAAGCTGAATCAACAATTAAAGGATATAGATGCACAGATGGGCAATTACCAACGTAATGTGGGTAATTATGCTTCGGGTTGGAATGGGCTTAGTTTTTCCGTACAACAGCTTGCTCGCGAACTCCCGGCTTTGTCTGCCAGTGCCAATACTTTTTTTCTTGCCATATCCAATAACCTTCCCATATTTATTGATGAGTTAAAGAAAGCAAGGGTGGAATATGAGTTGGCTAAAAAATCAAATCAAACAGCTATACCCGTATTTAAGCAGGTATTGAGTTCCCTTCTTAGTTGGCAGACAGCTTTAGTTGTTGGGATAACTCTTTTATCGAGTTATGGAGGTGAGATAACCAAATGGGTGAGTAGCCTGTTTGATGCAAGAAAAGAAATTGATTATCTAAAACAGTTTCAGGAGGATTTGAATAAAGCTCAAAAAGAAGGTGTGAAAAATTCCCAAGATGAAACTGTTAAATTGGATATATTATATAGGGCGGCTGTCAATTTGAATAAACCTATGGGAGAACGAAAAAAAGCCGTTGAGGTATTGAAAAAGCAATATCCTTCATATTTTAAAAATATAAGTGATGAAAATATTCTTGCAGGTAAAGCGGCTGATAGTTATCAAAGGTTATCTAATGCTATATTGGCTTCGGCTAAAGCTAGAGCCGTGCAGGATAGGCTCGTAGAACAGGCTAAACAAAAATTAGACTTGGAAGATCAGTTGGCAGAAAAAGAAGAAAAACGTGCGAAACTTGAATCTGCTAGAGATCAGATGAAGGCACAATATGAATCCAGTCAAGGGGCAGCTATGGGTACAGCTAGAGATATGTATGGGAAATTAAACGAGCAGGTTGAAGATTTGGATGAAGAAATAGGTTCTATATTAAATCAGATATATCAAGTAGATAAAGCTAGTAAAGATATAGCAAGTTCTATTAATATTGGAGATATTACATTTGATCCTCATTCTGCTGATAAAGCTGCAAATGATCTAGCGCAATACATGGAGAATCTTAGGAATAAAATGGCTGACTTGTCCGTTTCTCTCATTGAGGATGAGCATGAACGTAATCTTGCTGCCATAGAGAAAGAATATAAAGACCAGATAGCAGCTATAAAGGGATATTCTGAGGAAGAGAACAAACTTCGGGAAATGTTGGGCCAAGAGAGAATGCAGAAGATAGCGAAAGAGAATGAGGAATATGCTAAGAAGTTGGCAGAGGCTGAGAAAAAAAGGATCGAGGAAAAGAAAAAGTATACTGATGAGATGCTCAGACTGGAAGAGGAACAATCATCTCTCCGTATAGTAGCTACAAGTAATGGATATAAGGAGCTTGAAAACATTATAACACAAAATTATTCAAAAGGGCTGATGTCGCGAAAAGAATATGATGAAGCCATGCGTGAATTGGAGAAGCAAGCCGCAAACGAGCAATTGCAGATACAGATAGATGCTACTGAAAAAATGATTGAGATAGCGGAAGCATCGGGCGTGGTAAGCAAGCAACAGATTGAAATGCTGAGAGAATCCATAAAGGCAATGGAAGCAGAGATAGGCTCCATAAATACGGATGATCAGGTGAAAAAAGCGGAAGAGCAACAGGATATTACACGAAGGAATTTTGAAGCGTTGAAAGGTTATTCTTCTGCATTGAAAGATCTTGCATCGGATATCGATAGCCCGTTTGCCGGTATATTTGACGGGATGGATAAGGGATTCAGTATTATGTCTGATAAGATATCGGGTGTTTGGAAAGAACTTACAGACGGTGAGAAGATGGAAAGAACCACCGAAATGTGGGCTTCTATGGTTAGTGGAATTGGTGAAATGATATCATCCATTTATGATCGCCAGATTGAAGCTATTGAGGCTGAACAGGAAGCGAATGAGAAAGCTGGTGAAGAGGAAATTTCCCGTATAGAGGATTTAGAAGAAAGAGGTGCTATAACAACTGAAGAAGCCGAAGCGCGTAAACGTGCAGCGGAAAATAAAACGGCACAAAAGAATGCCGAATTGGAGAAGAAAAAAGCTGCATTAAGAACAAAACAGGCAAAGTTTGAGAAAGCTACCAGTATAGCTGAGGCGGCTATACAGATAGCAGGTGGTATTTTGCAGACGATAAAAGAATTGGGCTTCCCTGCTGCAATACCTATGATAGCTGCTCTAGGTGCTATGGGAGCGATACAGCTTGCTACTATTATAGCGACTCCTATTCCGAAGTATGCCAAGGGTACTGATTCGCATAAAGGCGGATTGGCTGTAGTGGGTGATGGTGGTGTTCCTGAAACAATCGTTACTGATAAAGGAGCGTATATTACTCCGTCTGTCCCTACTTTGGTTGACATCCCTAAAGGTGCGAAGGTTATACCTTATGCAGTGGATATGGACAGGATAAAGGCTCATGCAAATGATTTTGATGGTCTTATGGCATATAGAAGCGAAAACGATCTTCCTCCTGTATCAATAGTTAATGATTATAGTGAACTGGAGAAAAATATAGGGCATCTGGAAAAATCACAGCAGATAGGATTTGCAAAATTAGCCAAGGCGATAAGAGAAAACAATTATCAGCAATTTTCAAAAAGTGTCTGATTATGAGGTATACAAGTGACATATATGAACTTCCCTTGTCCGTTTTTATAGAGATTTATACCAATGATAGCAATACTATTGAATTTGACGATGAGGACAAAGGGGCTGCATCGGCAAAAATTATCAATGACTATATAGAAATTGTCGGGAGCAAACAGTTGCTCTCTGAGATATTGAATTGTAATGAGCGTATGAATCTTGCAATGACCGTGGAGTGCATGAAGGCATGTGAGAACATGATGAAGTTGAAAATGTATGATGAGGTGCGTGATATCCTGATGAAGATAGGTTATTCGTGTAAAAAAGGTGATGTAATGGCTATGAATGCTAGAATATCCGCATTAAATTCCCGTGCACAATATGATTTGGATAAGATAAGTAAGGAAAAGAATGAGGGACTGAAGGAGAAGCCTACAAAACGTGGATTTATAAATGAAGTTGTCGCTATTGGGAAGTATAATAAGATGTATATCAATCCGAAAGAATGGACCGCCGGATCTTATGCCTGTCTTGTAAGGCAGACATGTGACGAAATCGATGGGTTGAATCGTAAAATGAAATAATTATGTATTATCGATGTGAGTTACTTATAAATGGTCTGAAGTACAGGGTTACTGATGATCTTGAAAATTGGGACGAGGTGAAGGCTAGTTTCAAGAGAAATGACTATGACGGTGTTATCCGTACATTTTCCAACAAATTTTCTTTTGCTGGGGATGCTAGAAAATTGCTGTTAAAACAATATGATGAAGATTATTTGAATGCTTCTGCCTCAATAATAATAAGTACAAGAAATAACAGTTGGTTGTATAATGAACGGTTTAGTTGCGCTCTCAATTTTTCTACATTGCAGGATAATGGTCGTATCTTACAGATAAATGCCGTGGATGATAGCGTGGCGTCCATGATAAAGTCAAAAAAAGGAACTCAATATGAATATTCGGTCGAAGAGGTGAAAAGCCCCATTCCTCTTGTTTATGACGGACTTGAACTTTCAGAATCAGCAAAATGGATTCCTACAGGTGATACATTGGAAGACGATGACACTCTTATTAATGTTTATTTCAGCAAGAAAATGTCACCAATGCCAATATATATAACTGCCAGTGATTCCTTAATAAAGGGGTCTCTTGAATTTAATGATCAAACAGTAGGTGGTGATGATGTATATTCGATAAAGGCTCTGAAATCAATTAGGATAAATATAGAGTTTAATATTGATATGTTTGTGTTTAGGAAATATCAGTCTGGTGCTTTGGGATATGATGTAAGAGGTGTGAGGCTCCAGATTATGAAGATAAGTAATGAGATTGATAGTAATGGGGAAGCGGTGACTACGGAAACGGTGATAGGAAGTTTTGAACTTACGACAGAATCAGAAACGCCAGTGGAAAAGAAGGTTTCGGAATCGTACAATATAAGTCTTTTGCATAATGATAAAATAATAGTGAGAGCTATGTATGTCAATGAGAAAGAAGAGATTGTACCTGTATTGCCGGATTTGCCATACAAAGTCTCAACATCAAGTTATTTTAAAGCATCATGGAAAAATCGAATAAACCCTGTTGAGATGGATGTTATAAAGCCCGATATATTGCTGAACAGGCTGCTTAAAAGTATTAATGGAGAGAAAGATGGTTTGACTGGAGTGATTGAGGGGACAGGAGATAGAAGGCTTGATAATTGTATGCTCTTGGCGGCTGAATCGGCCCGTAAGATTCCTGGAGCCAAAATATATACATCCTTCACCAAATTTGCAAACTGGATGAGTTACGTGTTTGGTTATGCTTACGACATATCCGGGAATACAGTAACTTTCCGGCATAGAAGCAAATACTTCTCGAATGATGTTGTCAAAAGGATAGATGATTTATCTGATTATGAGATGAAGGTTAATTCTGCATTGGTGTATTCTCGCATACGGATAGGCTTTGACAAGCAGGATTACGATACGGCTAATGGAAAGGACGAGTTCCGTTTTACGAATGAATATACCACAGGCGTGACCATGACGGACAATAGCCTTGAAATGATATCTCCATACCGTGCGGACGCATACGGCATAGAGTTTCTTGCTGACAAGATAGGTGAAGATACTACAGACAACGAAAGTGACACTGATTTATTTATGGTAGGGGTGAAATCTGATTCATCTGGACTTAAGTATATATTGAACAGAGATTATCTTATGGGTGGCGTTCTCAGCCCTGACACAATGTTCAATGCCATGTTTTCCCCTTCTTCTATGGTTTTGGCCAATGAAGCATACATCGGCTCATCTGTTGAGATGCTTACTTTTGCGTCATCAGATGGTAATAGTGATGTGGGTATTGATGGAATGGGGGAAAGTAGGGATATAATTCTTTCAAAAAGGATGTTTACTGTGGCGGAGGTGGAATTTGAGACTTCGGATGTGGAACTCCCGGAAGATCTTACAGGAATTGTTGAACTGGAATACCAAGACAAAGTTGTACAGGGATATTATCAGCAGGCTGATTACAATTTTACAAAATCACAAAGTTCAAAGGTAACTTTGATCGTGAAAAATTTAAATTCGTTATAAAGATTCAAATTTTAATTGTTATATTTGCAATGAAAGCTTGTGAAGTCACAAGTTACTAGAAACTTACGAAAAGACTATGATATCAATCGGAGATGTTTGTCCGTTATTCTTTAAACCGCTGAAATATAAATATTCAAATGCAGGATGTTTCAGACAAGTATTTTCTGTGTCAGACAACATCCTGCTGCAAATCTTTTGTGATAACGGCGAAAAACCTTCAGCTTATTTGAATGATAAGATCGGCAATATTTCCTCCAAGATAACACTGCTTACTTATGATGTAAATGAAAGCATTAAGATGTATTATGCCTCATTATCTCCTTCGGAGGGGATATATACAGTAACTATAGGCGATAAAGAATGTGAGGAGTTCTGCGTGTGTGAGAATATAGGTGATTCTATTCTGATTGAATATTCCCATAAAGATAATAATTCTGCGTTTGATAATATATTCTGGATTGATGAGGTTCGGCAGATGTTCCAGTTCAGAATAATAGGAGGATTCAAGCCGGATGGGGTGGAGTTGAAAGTTGAAAACGAACAGTTTGTGAATCAGAAGCAGGAGATAATAGAAATGTATTCTCTCCCTTATAAAACATTTGATTTTGTTTTCGGGACAAGTTGTGGCGTTCCGTATTATATAGCGGAGTTTATAAATAAGGTACTTTGCCTTTCTCACGTCAGCATAAACGGTAATTTGTTTGTACGGGAAGGGGATTCTGTCCCGGAAAAGATTGATACAATAGGTAAGAAACAGATGTTTATATATAAAGTGACTTTACGCCCTAGACAAAATGATATCGCCGGGATCGGAGGCAAAACAGAGATTGCAACTTCATCTTCAGGAATCGCGTTTTTACTAACTAATCCAGAAGAGGACGATGTGTTGAAATATAAGAAGGCGAAAGCTGCTTTTGTTAATGAAAATTACGTGTAATCATGGCTAGAAATCGTCCTATAAAGATATTGTGGTACGGTTCGGAAACGGATGATGAAGGAAATCCGATTATACCGAAAATATCCCCGTCATTTGAAAAGCGACTGGAAGGGTTGAATGAGGGAGAGATATACATACATAATGATGATAATAATCCTTCTATTTACATAAGAACCAATAAAGACAGGGTTGTTGCCATATCGGGAGGTGCAAATATAAGTGAATTGGCTAAATACTTTTTACGCAAAGATAAAGAAGACACTGCCAATGAGCTGATCACGTTTTTGAAAGGTCTTTTGATTGGTAAAAACGGTAGTGGAATTACTGTGCTTGAGAACGGTATGTCACAGGCTGTTGTCGATTATCTGTATGTCAAGGTCAAAGCCGTTTTTGATGAACTTGAGGTCAAGAAGAAAACGTATGTGGGTGGCGAGCAGGTGATTTCCCATGCAGGTATGAAATGCAACCGTGTAGATGAGTTGGATGCTGTTTACCGTTGTTATTTCAAGGAAGAGGAAGACGGAATTGAGATAGAGAACCAGTTTACTCCGGGATCTCTTGCCATAGCCCAGGAGTGCAATATCAAGACAGGCGTTTCTCATCATGTCGGCAACCGCTATTACTGGCGGTTGGTCACAGCAGTGGGTGAGAACTATATAGACTTGTCCAAGACCGTATGTGATCCTAATGTCGAGAACGATGTTCCGGTGGCAGGTGATGATATCGTGGGGTTAGGTCATAAGACCGATATGACCCGACAGGCGGCGATAATTCTCTCTTCGGTGAACGAAGTTTCTCCGTCCATCATCATGTATCAGGGTATTAATGATTTTACCTTGACTGGGAAAGATGTCATTTCTTTTGATTTTGACAAATCTACCGGCAAAGCCCGGATGAAGGTGTACGGAAATGCATACATTGGTGACAAGGATCGGACCACTTACATGGAATATACTCACGATAAAGGTGTTGATATCAAGGGTATGTTTCATATCGAACAAGGTTCCACTGGATGGCGTAATATGGAAGGTCTTCCGGATGAGATACAGGCGGCTGCCGATCTGGCCCAAAAGGCTCAGGATGCGATAGACAATGCGGCTGTCGGAAGTGTCAATCTGTTGCGTAACTCCGGGTTTACCGGGGATTATGAAAGTGAGACATTGTCCTCTGATACTCAATTGTCTGCTGATACCGAATTATATAGCAAGCAATTAAAGTATTGGACGGGAGTGGCTACCGTATCTGCGGACAGTGAGGCTGTTTCCGGATATTCTGCTGCAATAGGCAGCTTATCCCAGTCCGTATCATTGATTAAAGGGGAAAGTTATGTTATCAGTTATAAAGCAAAGGGTACGTCTGTGTCTGTTTCGTGCGGTTCTTTCAGTGTTTCTCAGCCTCTCACATCCTCTTATCAGAGATATATCCATAAGATTACCTTCAATGGCAGTGGTATATTTCTTATCAGTGGTACCGCAACCGTTTGTGACCTTCAATTAGAGCGTGGAACCATCGCTACCGATTGGAAACCGTCCATTTTGGATAACGACAAGGCAACAGCCGGTTTTCAGTCAATCAATTATATCGCCAGTGCGATCAAAGATGGTTCTGTGGATATCCTTGGTGGTTTGATATTGGCCAATATGATTCAGTTAGGTAACTACAAGGATGGCAAGTTACAGAAGGTCACTGCCGGAGTAAGCGGCATATACAATGACGATGATGATGTGGCATTTTGGGCAGGTGGCACGCTTCAACAGGCTATATTAACCGTAATGAGGTTTCGTAATGATCCTAATTACCAGCCTACGGATGAAGAATGGGCGAATATGGCAAACTTTGTAGCTACTCATGGCGGTAATGCTTTTTTTCGTGGATATATCTATGCTTTGGGCGGATATTTCCGGGGAAAAGTTGAAATAGCCAATGGTAAGATACTGTTGAATGAGGATGGTTCCGGGCAGCTTGCCAATGGGAACATTAAATGGGATGCAGAGGGAAATCCTGAATTTGTCGGGAAAGTGAAAGTTTCCTCACCGTCAGGTTACGAGATAACCATATTCCCTGAGGATGAATATGGGAGACCGTCAATTGATATTCATGATAATGATGGTAATTCGCTCTTAGATATATCCCTTCAATACGGATTGAGCGGTATGGTTCCCCGTATTTTTATGAATGATCCTTCCAATAGTGATGTATTGTATTTTCGCCCGGACAGTATGGTTGTTGAGCAAAGAGGAAGTGACGGTTATATATATCAGAGCCAGATAATGGGAGGACGCATAATTATGGTTAAGGGATCTGAGATTGTATGGGATCAGAGCGTATTGCCAAAGTAAAATGAAGTGATATGGAACTTAATAGTATTAATAAAACAGGTACTTGGAGTGAGGCGGTAGATCGTCTTAACAACAACTTCAGCAAGACCTCCACTGAAGTGGAGAAGGTCAAGCAGAACGCTATACGCAACAAGGGATTGTTTTCTACGGAAGAAGCATTGCATGCTGCTGTCCCATCTCCAGTTGTGGGCGACTGGGCTGTCGTGGGGGATACCATACCCGGTCCTATATATGATTGCAAGATAAAGGGGAAATGGAGTCCTACAGGAACAACCGGAGGCGGTGGAAGTGTTGACCTTTCCGGCATCTTGACAGCCGAGGAGATAGATGATGTAACATCAATATTATAGGTATGAAAATTAATTATCAGTCCGATTTTAAGATCATAGAGAAGAACTTGAATGGGGATGTGAATACTCCCTTCCGGTTCACTTACCGTACAGTCCTGTCGGGATGCGTTGTTGCGGAGTTTGACGGGCACGGGTACAAGAACTGCCGTAGGCTTGATGATGGTAGTCTGCTGGTCATTTTTGACAGGCATGGACTCCGTCCCGGCACTCTGTCGGTCAAACGCGAATACTATCTTTCTGATGCTGATTTTGCCGATGGTATCTGCAATCTTGTATCGGTGGAGATTACAGGTGTTATCCTCGTTTCCGGCAAGACGGATGAGAGCACAGCGGAGATCATTCCCTATCCGGATTATGCCGCATACAATGCGGTGCAGAGCGTATCTCTGTCAGATCAGGAGTATGATGATGTGCTGAGTGATTTTAATAGTTAATAAATAATTACATAAAATAACAACAACCCAAGTTCCGGCGGAACTTAGGCTAAAAATAAGATACATTATGGTAAAAATGCACAAGTTGACCAAAGGTGGGCAAACCATATTCCCGGCTACTATCTATGATGCGGTGGTTAATTCCAAAACGCGTAAGAGTCTGGCTACAGAAATGTCGGGGTTGAATAAAGGAAGTGCCATTTCAACACAATTTGATACAGATTTTTCAAAAACCAGACTTGGAATTCCAAAAGAAAATAGAAGTACAGGAAAGATTTTAAGTTATAGGAATGGAGCAACTGGGGAACTCACTGTTGAAATGTATATGGGAACATCTATGGATGATCAATATTGGAGCGATGATTTATTCTGGTGCCCATTGCTGCCATCGACCAAATTTCCCTTTATCAACATCACGGCAATAACCGGCAATAATTACAACACGCCCGATGCTGCCAGGAATGCTCTGCCGAATACTTACAATAAAAAAATCGGATTGGTTTTCACTTATAGAGATTTGACAAACAGATATAGGGTATATCTGTACAATTCTGAAACGAGTAATTATATACCGCTTGATTCTTACATGTACGATTCTGTCGTGTATAATTCGAACAAATCTAATACGAGGTTGTCGATAAGCAGTATTAACCGGAGAAAAGGATTTATCTTATCGTATCAAAACGAAGACAGGTTTACAATTGAAATATATAAATCTGATAGTGTAGAGAATTCAAATTGGATAAATGACAAGAATTGGATCGAAGTATTAACCATTGACTCTCTTGAAGAGGTTAAAAACGACTTGATGACAATACGACACATGTTGCAGGATGTGTCAATCAACAAGGTATATGATGAACTTTTGCTCGCCAATAAAACAATAGACGGAGTCGGAAATATTGTAAATGGAAATGGGATTGTTATAGAAAGAATTGATATACCGGCAGGAGAAGAGTATATCTATACCAATGCATATTCGGTTTATTTTTATAGAGATAATGGCACGCTGCTTGGCACGGTTAATATGGGTGCTTCAACGGGAAAGAATATCTCAAAAAGAGAAATACCATCAGAAGCATCATATTGCAGGGCTTGGAATAATAACGCAAGAGATTTTTATTATCTGTCATTCAATGAGAATTTTATTCCGCTTGAATTCGGTATAACACAGCTTCCTGAAACTTATTTAGATAGAAATCTGATAACAAATGATAATCTTATTGATGGTTATAATAATGTTAATGGATCGTTACAGTCAAACGAAGCTTATAATACTACACGATTGATCAGAGTCGTTGACAACATAACATCTGTATTTACCAATGCATTTTCAGTCGCCGTGTATGCAGCAGATGGTACGTGGATTGGGTATAGGGGCAGTCAAGCAAAAACCTTTAGGGAGGTGATGACAGGTGAAAAAAATTGGGAATATATAATTTTTAATTTCAACAGTGTGGACTCCCCGTTTGTCTCGTTGAATTATTACCCTTGCAATCCGCAAAATGTGAGAAATGTAAAGTTAGATAGAGATGAAATAATCAATATGGCGTATAAAGGGAAGAAGTTTTGTTCATTTGGAGACTCGATCGTAGAACTGATCTCGTGGCAGAAGTATGTGTGGAAATATCTTCAATTCTCAACACATTATTGCCGAGGTATCGGAGGCTCCAAGGTTACATCCATTTCCCCACAAACCAAGAAAGTGGACGAAAATGGCTACTATAATGCCGCTCATCCCGAAGAAGGAACTATCACTATACAGGATAATATGTGTGGTGACGGCCGAATAAATACTATTCCGACCGATACGGATGTATTAGTCATATATGCCTCCGCTAATGATATCACGGCAAATGCCCAAATCGGGGAGCTTGACGATCAGGACGAAACTCATTTAAAATACGCCTATGGGCTAATGTTGAGAAAGATTATCAAAAGATTGCCGAATGCCAAGATATTCGCTTGCATACCACATAATTTTTACAACTCTCATAATAATGCTGATTATCCTTATAAAAATAATATAGGATTAACGATACAAGATTACGGGAGTGTGATAAGAGAAGTATGTGCAATATATTCCGTCCCCGTAATTGATGTAAATGCATTAAGTGGAATATCAACACTTAATATCACAACGTATTTGCAGGATCAGGTTCATCCAAATTCCGCAGGAGGCATGAAGATAGCTAACGTTGTTATTGATGCTTTAATTCAATATGTTCTCATGGATCTAACCAATCCTTACATCGAAGATACAAAAATGTAAAATTATGATAATTAAAAAGTTAATCACTAAAATAATGTTCCGTCTGTCTGTGGAGATACACCCAAATGCAGAATGGTTCTAGGGGTAAAGGGCTGATCTTGGTGTAGGTCAGCCCTTAATAGTAAACTCATTACTCTACAGATTCACTTGTGTCCTGTTTCAATTTTTCAATATAGTTTTTTAAAGTTTTTATATAATCAGGAACATCACTTTCCGCATATTTTCCAAAATCTTCAAATTGAATATACGAAGGTGAACCATCGCTTATAATTGGATAAACTTGTTCCAATTCAGCTTTCATATATTTAGCGTGAGTAAACATATCATCCAAAGCATGTTTACGGTCTTTTTGGAGCCTCCCATTTTTAGATTTACATTTAGATTCCTTATATTTCTCTAAATGATATTCTAAACTAGATACTACTCGTTCTAATTGACTGATGTTTCTTTGTTTTTCATCCATATTCTTATATTTTTAAAATTTCAAGAACAAAATTAAAAAACATTTGATATAATGGTCTTGTTTGATATAAAATTTTATGTCATAACAATTCCCTCAACCGATATGGTCACATTATCCATTATATTTTTAATTGTATAAATATCAAGTCCGGGAGCTGATAAAATGCTGTCTTTGGCAACAGAGTCTCCATTAGCCTTTACACTAGCCGAGCTACCATCGTATCCCTCCTGTATGGTCAGCTTTACACTAAACTCCCCACCTTCAGAAACGGGAGACACGCTGTTATTATATGCTTCAAGCTGATAGCCGTTTCCCTGCTGCATGGTAACAGTATATGTACGTGTGGAAGCCGCCATAGCCTCAATGTCTGCGATAGGAGTCATTTCCATCATTCGGGCAATTATTTCACGGGCGATCCTTTCATAATAAGGTATGCCGCCGTGTGTCGGATCAATGATGGTATCATCAGTATAATGACTGTAAAACCAAGTCTTGTTCATATCATTAATACCGGTCTGCAATTTGGATTCAACGTATTTGACCCCCCACAGATTCAGCACCTTGATCATGTCAGCGGAAATATTGTTTACAGCGGTAGAAGTTTCACACACGTGAGGAGGTAAGACAAACAGGATATTGATGTTACGTGCGACAAGCACTTGATTAATTCCGGTGTAATCCACCTCATTATAGTATCCTTTCACTTTCATATATCTGTAGTACCAAGACGTCCCAAGGTTAGAGGTGTAAGAAAAATATTTGTTACGATAGAGGAGGATGTAGCTGCTATCTTGGATAAGGAGCAATCAGTATCATTATATGTCAATGAGGCTATAAGATACTATCACGGTAACCGGCATTAATTGCCGGTTATTTTTTTATTAAAACTATATTTAAAATCACGTTTTGAATCGTGTTGTTTAGATAAATTAAAGTCATATCATTTCGCAATACCCTAAAAATACCCATGAGAAAAAAAATCTTAAAAATATACCAATACTTTTTGTATAACACCCGATGTTTTTTTATTAAAGCTTTGATATATCTTAAAAATATACCAATTATATATTATATTTTTTCGACACATAATAAGCCAAGGAGGCGACAGAATAAATTGCAGCGCAATCATCTGAACCATTATAATCCAATATCCCATCCATAAACTCATTGTATTGCGGGATCTCATCATAGTCTGCACGAAACATCACATTATTTTTGATAAAATCCAGAAAAGCAGATACCCTAGCATCTGTTCCCATATTTTTATGCATAATTCTGACATCATATCTATCCCTTAAGCCCCGTGCTATGGGGAAATAATTTTTCTCACTTTCAAACAACACTTCCACAGGAGATATGCCCTCTAAAAATGACAGGAGAACAGTCTCATCAAATGATCCTGTATATGTCACATTATCTATATATATTCCCTCATTTACATAGCACGAAACGATAATGAACTTTCCGGCATATTCGGGAAGAACATATACAAGTCTTGTCCCCTGAATATTTTTAGACATATCAAAATATCTCATATCTTTATTTTCCTGTTTAATTTTACTTCGTTTCCTTTTCAAAGAGAAACGAGTATATTCATCCTTGAATACCCATACAGTAATATATCGCAGACAATCCACCAAGTGACCGTATCTCTCATAAGACTGTCCTGTAATCTTATCCTTTACTCTTTTTTTCAGCACCCCTCCATTAACGTCCTTCTTGGCATTGTTATAATCGACTATCGAGTTTTTACATCCATCATCTACCGAAAATGACATACCCGAGCCTCCATCGAGCATGTAGTTTACAAATTCACCTGACATCGGTACGGACGGGTTAGAAGCCGGTATCCTCTCCTCAACATGGTAATCGCTTTCCAGCCCTTCCACGAACTTATCAAGAAACGATCTCTTCTCTTCGTCTATAGTGTTCCCGTTTTTTGTCGAAGCATCTCCGTACAGATACAGCATATCATTATACCTTATTGATTTCAGGTAATCTACCGCCATTTTTGAAGCCTGTGTTACCGTGTTGAACGGATCACTGGCGCATATCTCGTTAAACTGCCTTATACTACTTCCATCCACCTGGAAAAATGATATTGAAATATAAGGGAGCACATTGTTATCAATTGATATATGAACCGGCATCCCTTTAATGTAGTGTGTCGTTTTTATGTGTTTGTTTGAATCAAATGCATACAGGAACTCTCCTCCTGTCTTAATGCTTCCCCATTCTCCCAATGCGTATACCCTGTAGTAATTATAATCATGATCCTTGTACCATTGGTAATTAGATATCGTCTGTCTGTCATAGTATCCATACTTCCCGTCCGGAGAACCTACTACCCAGAAGTTGTTCTTATACGAAGAATGCAGCTCTACCGTATCCGATGGATATCTTTCCATTTTTCCCGTACGCTCATTAGCTATCATTCTAGATTTATTATATCTCTTTCCTAATATCCGGCTATAATCCTTAGGTAATAAACTCCTTTTTATCGGATATCTTACTTTCCCGTACAAATCATTCGGATGCTCATCCCACTCGTATGTATCAAGGATCTTGGTTTTTATCCACGAGTCCTCTGATACTGGATTAAAGTTGCATATAATCTGTAGGCCCTCCTTTCCTCGTAGGCGGAAACGTATTTGTGTGAAATCCTCATATTCAAACTCAGTGGCCTCTTCCATCACTATCCAGCGATATCCTGTGATAGACTTTATCTTCTCGGGATCGTCCAATCCTGTAAAATCGATTTTGCAACCATTTATACAGGTTATATTATTTTCCTTTGGAGCGAAAAACTGACTCAATTGAAGAGCTTTCATTTGGGTCTTAAACTCTTCATATACCGTATTCTTAAGACTGGCTCCAACTTTTCTCACAACGAGAGCCGAACCCTCTCCGGAGAATACAGACAACAACACGGATTGTGTCGTAGATACAGATTTCCCTGATGAGGAACCACCTCTGTTTATAATATACCGGATATCCTTGTCATGCATCGCCTCACGGATATGCCAAAACAGGGGATTAAACAATTTATACGAGAACACCATCTCTATCATTGCTCGTCCCCAATTATCATGCGCACATTGGTACTGACATCACTTTTTACTGGAGCATCCCATCCAAGCATCTTGCTTATCTGTGTAATGGCGGCTATTTTGCTATATAGCCGTATCTCTACTCCATATTGAGTATTCTTAATCGATTGGATGCAACATCGGACTGGTTTTGGTATATCATCAAGAGAACGGACAATAAACGTATCTTTACTTTTTAATTGAAGATCTATAGGGTCTACATTTACCACATTTGTAAGAAAACGCAATGCATCTTCCTTCTTCATATCAGACTTTTTTAAGATATCAGCCTGCAATTCATTTACACGGGATGCGACAGATGGATTTCTCAGTAATTCAAATGCACGCTTACTAACGACCCCATCCTTCCATCCAATACTATTAGGGTAAGCTTTCCGATATGCATCTGTAGCATTACCCGTTTCTATATAATAATGACAGAAATTTTCTCTATTTGCTACGAGTTTTTTTCCCATAAAAGTCTTTTCGTCCGAAGAACGTACCGTGCTCCTTTACACGGAAACATTATAATTCAAAGTTACAAAAAATCTGAATAAAAACAAAACTTGTCATTTAATTCATTTTCTTAAAAGCTCTTTATCATGTAAACCGTGCTCGCAAGCTGTTTTGTAAGCACGATCCCGTAGTTCGTTCAAATTAATATTGCTCATTCCCTTATTCCTAATTTAATTTCTTCATCCTTGATTATTTTCCCAATCTTATCGGCTTCTTCATACCGTTCCTCTTTTATCAACAGTCTTTGCAATTCCGAAAGCTGGTTAATGTAAACAATATCGTTACGATCTGACACATGACGGACATATCTTTCTATCTCATCCAGCTTATTCTCCATGCGATGCCACTTTCTTACCAAAATTAAAGTAAATGCCAGAGCACAAACGTTTAATGAGGCAAGGATGAATTTAAATATTGATTCCGCTATTTCCATAATCATATAAGTTTTAATGTTTCCTGTAATCCTGCTTCCAGTGCTTCCTCGTAGGTATTATAACGGATAATAGGCCTGTCAGACAATCCTATCAAGTCATGTCTCGGAATTGTCAGTATATCATACGTCCAATAGTTTTCATACATATAGGATATTTCGATATGCAGGTTCTTGGTTTCACGCAGCCACTTTTGTGCAACGGATTGAGTGGGACGACTATAACACAATTTTGGCAAATTCTTATTCGTTCGGAACACAGATTGCATTATCCGATTATCGTCTTCTTTAATAATATCTTTGCAATACTCATTAAATCCTTTCTCTTTCAGCAACTTTGCTGTTCCCAATGTTACAAGTTCTTCGGTCATAACTATTTCTTTTTTAATTCATTCAACACTTTCTTTACTAATTCATAACGTGGTAATTGCCAATCCTTCGCAATATCATCTATTTTATCGTCATAATGATTGTCGTAAACATACTGATTAAGTCTATCAATAAATCCATCATCGTCAAGTCCTTCATCGCAATCATCAAACATATCAAGTTCACAGGCTAACTTGGAACATTCACAGTGGGATACCCAGTCATAAACACAACCGTCATAAACATTGGTCTGTCTGTTGTATTTTTCTCCAACGGAAATTACTCCACCGCAAAAATTGCACCTGTGCTCTTTACGAGCGACAGGAGTTTTATCTCTTAACACTTTCATAGTTATTCTCCTTTCTTCTTTTCACATTCTTCACAATGCAGCTTGTAAGCATGGGCAAACATTCCTAGAGTAACAGGCTCAAAGTGAAAATCCGCCTGTTTATCTTCTATGACAACTGAAACACATAATTGTCCATCACAAAAGTCAATATACGCTTCACCACCTCCATCTCCGTTAATGGAAAGTGTTTGTGTCTGTATGCTATTCATTATTCACCTCCTTTAATCTTTTAATTAGTGCATCAGCGCAATTAACCGCATATTTAGCGATTGCATCAGAATTACCCCCACAGTCATCTGCTACAACAGCCTTAATAATATCTTTCGCTAGTTCATATCGCCTCTGTTCCCAGTCAATAGCTGAAAAATCAAGTTCGCATTCTCTGTAAACCATGTTATCACATACATATAAATAATCTTTGCTATGTTGAGAGTTGATGTTTAATTGGGGAGTTACATCTACCAAAACTCCTGTTGATTTTATTCTTGCTTTCATTGTTCCTCCTTTGTTTTAAAGTGTTCAATCAGTTCGTCTACGGTAGCTTTGTGAACGGTATCTATATTAACATCAATATCATTGTAAACCCAATAGGAAGAGAACTTGATTGCAGGACACATAATCCATTTATTCCCATCGGTAAACCATTGGTACTTGTCCGTATCATCCCTTAATGCAGCGATAGCCAGGAATAGTTCTTCATTCGTTCCGCAATCAATAAGACCATCTATTTCTTTAAGACCATTTGTATCATAATCGTCCAATGAATAAACCGAATTAACTCCAAATACACAAGTAAATAGATTATGCCAACCTAAATATGGATTACAATAATAGCCAAGTTCTTTTAATCTATTTCTAATATTAGCAGTATTTTTGCGTATAAAACACTGTGTTGTAAATCCCATAATTATTCCTCCTTCCCAACTTTAACATATCCGTTTTCAATGCACCAGCACAACATATCGTATGCTGCATCAATGATTTCTTTACCTTCTGTGATATTTCCGATAGACCTAGTATAAGATTCCACATACAAGCACGCATAGCTATCTGCAAATTTTTTGATGGTCAGCACTTCATTGCCGACGAAGCAAGGTAACTTGTCGAGAATATCCGGCAAGGTGTAGATATGGTATAATCCAAGTTCTTGTAAATGTTTCGTCTGATCAAATGACAATACCTGTTTCATTTCTTTTCCTTCTCTGTTTTAATATCTGTTACTTTACCACGACTGACAAAACACTGACCTATTCCTAAATCGAGTAAGGCACAATAGTTATCGTCTAAAAGATTAGAGCATTCCCGAAATAGAGCGCATTCATTACAACTCCTTTCTGATGATTCATATAACACTCCATCTATTATTATTCCGTTCTTTATTTCCATAATCAAATACAATTTCTCATATACGTTTTCCTATCAATCATACCGTTTTCTGATTCTTCTACCAAGTCAAAGAATGTATTAGCATAACAAACATGCTCGTCTATCATTATACATATCCCATCAGACGGATAATATTCACATGAAACATTATCATCCCAATCTATATGTTTTTGTGCTTCTTTGGCTATATCATCACAAGCAATCATATACTCTATGTATTTATTATATGCTTTTCTTATTTTGTCAAATATATTTCCTTTCATGGTTTTCATCTATACACCCATCATCTTTTATCCATTAATTGTTTCATTTAACTTTTCTTCAAACTCCGCAATGATACAATCTGCATCACCGCCATGTACCCAATTGTCCAATACAGACGAAAGAACTTCAACTGCCTTTCTAGATGTTTCGTCAACTGCCATATTGATCGCTTGATTCACTTCCTCTAACGTAAATATGCTCATAATTATTCCTCCTTCTTTTTAAGGCTTATATCAATTGACAACCTATCGACAATTTCCTCCTTAATTATCTCCCTACACAAATTTCTTATCATAAGGTAATCACCGTTTTTCTTTATCTCGTCAGAAACCATACAACGAATCCACCTCTCTATATTAACATCGTCCCCATAGGTGTTATGGAAGATATGTTTAACTTCCTCTTTCACAATTGGAACTATTATATCCTTTATATCCTCTTTAGTCAACTTTAGTTCGTTATGGATATAGTTTTTTACTTCTCTGTATCTATATTTGTTCATAATCAATTCATCCTTTTAAAACATTCAACAACTCTTTAGCTCTCTTATAGGTATCAAAGCCCTTTACATTCACCCATTCGTATGAAATACGTTTGTCTTTTCTGACTTGTACCCAATATATTATTATGGGAATACAACCGTTGCACCCTTCTCCTCGTATGATTCTGTACCTTTCCATATTAATCTCCTTTCTCTTTAATCCGTTCAAGCACATCTCTGTTGGCTTCGAGTATCTCATCGAAAGACGGAATAGGCATCCACATGTCACACTCGTAGTCGTTCCAATCCTCAAATTCAAATCCTCCGTCTGTCGCAACGTATGGCGATCTCCCAGGTGAAACAACGATATAGCCACTAACAATCGATCCATTTGATACCATTCTGCAAAGGACAATCTTGTTTGGGTCCGGCAACCGTTCATTAACACTAATCCAAGGCGATTGCTTGGACTGCCATTCGGCACCTTGTCTGAATGCCTCTTTAACTAATCTCATTTCTAAGCTATCATCGTAATGGCATTCATAACAATCTTCTGCCGCTTCCCGTGCCACTTCTTCTACTGTCTGTTTCATATCTATCTTGTTCAATAATTTCTTCATTTTTAGGATTATCCATTAAACTCATCCATATATCCCATCTCTTTCAAGCGGATATTAAACTCTTCAACCGAATCATTATTAGGAATGAATTGTTCAAGAACATCGTTAAAAGGGTGCAGATAGTTTTTTAAAATATCATTAGCCTCTTCTTCTCCACGTTTCTTTCCTAATCGGTCTTTGCATACTTCTATGTAATCATCTTTTGTCATATTGTAGTGCGTGACTGTATCAACAATTGTACTAAACCGACAATATAAGCCGTTTGGCTGTTGGGCTATAAATGATCCCATAATTACCTCCTTCTAATTTTTTATTTATCCACGGTTTATTTTACAATAATCTTATTATCGGATGATGGCATTACAACCACATTTCCGGCATCTGTGCTAATTTTTAGGATAGGATTAAAGTCAAAGTCAGTAGTGGCTACTATAATCATATCTCCAAAAACATATCTTTTATCTTGTTCCAATTCGTTCATATCTTATTTGATTTACGCTAATTCAATTATAGCCTTCTTTAAATTAACAAATAAAGGTATTGCTGACATGCCCCCATTGTAATCCAACTGTCTTAAAGAGGGGACAACCTCTCCGTTATCATCAATCTCATAATCTGCAATATAGGCTAACTTCTTCGCTTCGGGAACCAATATCCTTTCATTGTTCCTTTTATGAGCCATGACCGTTATACAGACCTTGCTTCCAACAGGGAATCCTTGGTTAGATTCAATGTATTCCTTTTCCAGCTTAATTTTCTGATTCTTCAATTCCCTTATTTTTGAATCAATATCATTTTTCTTTGTCTGAAATTCTTCTTTGTTCATTTTTGTTCTGGTTAAAAGTTAAATTAAACCCATATGCTTTTAGGTAATTTGCATAGCCAGTTGCCAACTAGATTCATTAAATTATAAATATCATCTGCTTTGAAACTATGTTTATAACCCTTAATTTCTACGTCAATGGCATGAGTTCCATCAGCGTTCTTGAAAAACTTGTAGTTATCAAGATTTTCAATCATAGCTAAAAATGCAACATATATCTTCGATTCGTCCATTTTACTCATTATTACTTTTATTGATTTAACTCTTTATACCAATCAGGTTTCGGGAACCTATCAGAGAAGAATATCTTATTCACTTTTTCAATATAAACATCAGATGCTTCGGGCCATAAATTCATAAGTTCATCCATGTCATTAACATAAGCAACTAAAATAAAAAATCTGTCATTCTCACCTGTACACCAGTATGGGTATTGAATGGGCCATATTAATGGACGATAATCTCCATCACATTTTTTCTTTTC